ACGGTGCTTGCTGTGACCTTTACACAGAGGTCGGCGTAGGCGGTATCTACCACGAACTGTGGGAGATGCTTGACCAAGCTAAACTGGAAGAATGCGAAGTCGTAGACAAAGCTGCATTCCTGGCACTACTACCACCTGACCCAGAAATTGAAGAAGTATGATGCACGACCTTATTTACAAATCAACCATTGGAACAGGTGGCTTTATAGCTACCACTGAACTTGGTTACGGTAATCCTCTGGGAATAGCTGTGGGTCTTGCGACCCTAGTTTATATGACTGCATCTGCAATTAAGATAATCAAAGAACTCCGGGACAAATAACCTATGACACCAGAACTATTAGCAATGCTAGGAGGCGGCGTAAGCGGCTTCGTAATGAAAATGATAGCGGCACAGGCCGACAATCAGGCTCGTCTATTTGAACGCATGATTGCCCGGCAAACAATAGCGGATGAATCGGCGGACAAGGCAGCAGCTCGTGGCGGTGTCTATATGCGTCGAGTTATTACATTTTCTGTCATCTTTGCCATTGTTCTGGCGCCATTCGTTTTTGCATTTACTGGCATAGGTGTCAGCATTCAGACAGAATCAAAAGGCTTTCTAGGGCTATTCAAACACTTAGAATGGTCCACTGTCCAAGGTTTTGTGATACTACCAGAGATCCGCCAGACAGCTTTAGCCATCGTCGGGTTCTACTTTGGTTCATCTCAAGTTAAGTGAGTATCTTTGCAAATAAGCTGAATGCACGCATTTCTAAGCAGATGCGCGGCAATAAGTTTATTCGCGTAGTTATATTGGACAATGATTTACTTTATCAGTCAGACATCGCTGGATATATCATTGTTCCGGTCGGCTTTGCTTCAGATGGTGCCAGCGTGCCTCGTTTTCTTTGGTCAGCCTTTCCACCATTTGGCAAATATCTAAAGGCGGCAATTGTGCATGATTGGTTCTGCGTGACGCATCAAGTGGATAGCATTACGGCGGCCAAAGTCTTTCGCGAGGCGATGCAAGTCTGCGGAGTGCCACGGTGGAAGTGTCGCTGTATGTATTTAGCAGTTAGGATTGCCGGGCCAAAGTTTCAAAAAATAGACAAAAGTTGACAGAATATTAATGCATCGCCAATTGTAAGCTTATATTCCGGCAGCTCTTACATTAATCAAAACTGAGTTATGAAAAAATTACTCAAAAAATAATGCACATATGCTTTTATCAAATACACAAAAAGAAGCTATTGATGCTTATCTTGAAGCTGGCAGTTATCGCGGCGCAGCAAAGAAGCTTGGCAAATGTGAATCAACCATTCGAGGCATTTTAAAAAGGCTGGAAAGGTTGGGCCAAGTTCCGTGGAAGTCATCAGCACCAACTCCTGCACATTTAAATGTTGGCAAAACAACTGTTCAATATGATGGCAACGGCAACGTCATCCAAGAATGGCGCCGGCTCTTTCCAGAAGCGCAGGGCATGCAAGACTTTGTTGATGGTCTTTGCGACCAAGTCAAAGAAAAGGGCAAAGCGCCAGTGCGTAAATCTCGCAAAACAGATACAGATGACTTCCTGTTTGAAATGGATATTTTTGATGCGCATGTGGGCATGTATGCTGATGAAAGAGAAACAAAAGATGCCGACTATGACTGCAACATTGCGGCGGCCAGAATGGTTGAAGCTGCTGAAGGATTAGCGACCAGAGCTAGGCGACCTGCCAAATGCGTTCTAGTCTTTGGTGGCGACATGATGCACAGCGACAACCGGAGCAATAAGACAGAAGCCAGTGGCCATGTCTTAGATGTTGATACTCGATACCATCGCGTCGTTGAATACTTAATTAAGGCTTGCACAAATGTAGTTGATATTGCCGCAACAGTAGCCGCAGAAGTTGAGATTGTGGTGCTAGAGGGCAATCATTCGTGGCACTCCGAGGTGTGGCTTGCAAGGGTGCTAGATGCCTATTACAGCCAATGCCCAAACATCAAAGTCAAGTCTGATCCATCACCTAGAAAGCACATGGTGTTCGGCGACAATTTGCTTTTGTGGACGCACGGCGACAGGATCGCAGCACAGAAATGGCCAATGATTATTGCGGCAGAGTTTGCCAAAGAGTGGGGTGCAACCAAATACAGGCATTTAAAAATGGGTCACATCCATCACAAAAAAACCATTGCGCCAGTTGTCATTGATGAGCAATCAGGCTTGGTGGTTGAATATTTGGAAGCACTTTGCGCCACAGATGCGTGGCACTCTGGAGCTGGCTTTGTCGGCAGCCAGAAGGGCGCAAGCGCATTTGAATACCACAAGACTGAAGGATTAGTTACCAGGTTCTATAAGTCAGTATGAAAATACTTGCTCTAACCGGACCCAAAATGGTTGGTAAATCTACTGTTGCAAATGCAATCGCAGATGCCGCAGATGTGCCAACTCATATAATGTCATTCGCTGATCCGATGCGCTCAATGCTTCTGGCTCTTGGTGTTGATATGATTAATCTGCACGATCAATCTATAAAAGAAAAAGAGATTGCTGGGATTGGTAAGAGCGCTAGGCAATTGATGCAGACCCTTGGGACGAACTGGGGCCGCAACATGGTCGCACAGGATATTTGGCTCTGGTCCATGCAGAAAAGAATTGAAAAATCAAAAGCAGACGGAGCGCGTCTTATCGTGATTGACGATTGCCGATTCGACAACGAGGCGCTTTGGGTAAATCAGCAGAAAGGTAAAGTCGTGCGACTTGCAAGGGATGGATTTGAATACGGCAGCGACAATCACGAAAGCGAACAGCCAATAAGGTTTAAGCACATGGACGCAATGATTGACGCAAGCGACGAAGAAGCAGCAGCAAGAATCATTCTAAAAATCATCTAATGCCTACGACTGAAGAGAACGCATTTGAGCAAGTAAAAGCTATTTTAGGCGAACACTTCCAGCACTATGCAATCGTCATGCAAGACGAAGAAGGAAACGTCTGGCGCGATGGAGACAATGATTTAGTCGAGAAAGCATTATACACTGAGGCGCTTAATATAATAAAAGAATTTGAAGATGAAGAGAGCATGGACTACGAAATCGAATGGGAAGACGACGACGACAATGATGAATTTATAATTTAAATTTGTTCTATATGTATTGACGCGCATCAAGTCATTCATTTATTCCTGCCAGTGACTATTAAAGTCACTTAATAATAAACAAAAGGTAATTATGAATGATATAAAGGAAATTAAAGCTGAAGCCGAATCTAGGGTTGAAGCAATATTGGAAGAACTAGAAGAGAAAGGAATACGCGTATTCCGGTTGCAAGTTTTTCCAAGGCATAAACAAGCGCCACAAGTCAGTATTGTGGTCGATGAGAAAGGCACTAGATGAATCAACTTAGTGCATATGATAAGATCAATGATGCAAAAGGCATTGATTTATTCGGCAACGCTATTTGTCGATCTGGGATGTTTGGATGCGAATCAAAAGAAGCGGGAATGATCTTTGCCTTACAATGTATGGCTGAGAATAAGCCGCCACTAGAGATGGCTAAGAACTACCATTTAGTAAAAGGCAAGTTGACCAAGCGCGCAGATGCGATGCTGGCTGACTTTCGCAGGGCAGGTGGTAAAGTCACCTGGGATGACTTAAAGAATGAGGCTGTGCAATCTGCCGTCTTTGACTTTGAAGGCAACAAGATCAAAGGCAGCTTCTCAATGGATGACGCACAGCGGGCCGGATTGGTCCGCAAGGGTTCTGCATGGGATAAGACGCCGGCTGCAATGCTTCGAGCAAGATGTATCTCGGAAACACTCCGAGCCATTGCGCCAGAGATTGTGCAAGGCGTTTATGTGCCAGAGGAAATTGATATTGCAGAAGCATCACCAATTGCTGAAGCAAAGAAGCCAAAGCCAAAGAAGCCAAAGAAGTTGGAAGAGCCAGCAACTGATGTTGATGCAATTGAAGTCGAAGATATGGCTCAGCGGCCGCATCTTGAAAGCTTGATTGCTAAGAATGATTTGGAATACAGAACCAATCTGTATTGGACCAACAAGGGAAACATTGACCTTGACCTTGATCAAACATGGCGAGACTTGCCGCAGAACATCCAAGCCAAAATGGAAATTGGATTTGATGCATTTAGAAAGGCGGTATCAAAATGAGCGAATTGATCACACATCCAAAGATCAATGGCGTGACTATTGAGATCATTGCTGAAGCCGAGCAGATGAAGATTGAAGCATTGATGTCATCTAAAGGCATTCAAACTGTTGACGATGGCTTTGAAGCAACAATTGCAGCAGAAGCACAGTCTGCATTGCGTCATCTAATCAAAGGCATTGAGGAATCAAGAAAGGATGCCAAAGCACCAGTGCTTGAAATTGGCAGACAGATTGACGGCGTTGCCAAAGATTACATTGAAGATGTTAAAGCAGAGGAAAGCCGGATTGCTCAATTGCTTGGAGCGTTTCAGATCGTGGAACGTGATAAGAAGATTACAGCAGAACGCCAAGCCAGAATCCAAGAGCAACAGGTGATGGCAGGGGCGGCACAGCAACTTGATGCTGACAGTGACTACACTAAATTGATGGATGATGCACAAGCGCAGATTGCAACTCTGCGCAAAGAAGCAGCAGCGAAGCATGATGCAGTTGCTGGTGTGAAGGTTCGCAAAACAATCAAGTTCGAGGTCGAAAGTGAAGCCAAACTAATGGCAGCACGGCCCGATCTTTTCAGTCCAAATGAATCAAAGATTCGGGCAGCTCTAAAATTAACAATAACAATACCCGGCATTAAAGCCTGGGAAGAAATCAAAGCATACTAAAAATCATGGCAAAATATATCGCAACAGAAGAGGACGCAAACTCAACAGGCAGCAGCTACATTACTGAAGCTGGCAAGTATGAGTTTAAAACAACAAATGTATCTCACAAGGTAAACCAGCGCGATGGCACTGATCTATTTGAATGCACATTTGCAACAAAGGATGGCGCAACAATGCGCAAAACATTCTTTTGGGGAGACTTGGCATTGCCAACCTCTCAATACAAGGCACGCACATTGATCTTTATGTATCTCAAAGCATGCGGCGTCAAAATCTTTAGGGACCAATTAGACTCTGAAGATCCGCAAGCATTCTTTGAAATTGTAAAAGATAAAAAATTCACTGCCATAGTTGAGATGTCACCTGATCGAACCGATTCAAATAAGCATTGGCCAGAGATCGGATTTAGTGGCTTTGTATATGATCAGAATCATATCTTATTCAAAGAAGGCATGAGCCAGCCAGAGGTAATCGAAACAGAGGAAGACCCTTGGTAAGATGGAAGTCAGAGAATACCAACAACGGGCAATTTACTTTTTAAGTAAGAGCAAGCGAGGTATTCTGAAAGCACCAGCCGGAGCAGGTAAAACGCATATTGCGGCATCTGCTCTGGCTGTTTGTTTATCTAGGCGCAGAGGTGTGGCTAATGTGGAAATCATGGTAAACACCAGAGAACAAGTTGATCAAATGCAGACGGCTTGTGATCGATTCCCAGTCATAAAAGAGAAAGCGCATCTGCAAATTTACTGCGCTGCAGGTGCGCCAATGGGAAGCAAGCCAGACCTGTTAATCGTGGATGAATGCCATAGATCAGGTGCTGATGGGTGGAGCGCCAAGATCAGACAAGCAGAGTCTGCCAGGTGGGGACTATCAGCAACGCCATTCTGCGGCGACTCGGACCGCGACTATTTAGTTAGTCATCTATTTGGCAACAATCTGCATTCCATTAAACGCGATGCATTAGTTGATCATGGGCATCTGGCCAAGGCAAAGGTTGTCTGGCATGACGTGCAAAGTGCAACAGCATCACAAGCCATTGAGGAATTGTCAGATCAATTGATTGCAAGCAGGCGCCGAAAGATGGCGTGGATGTTTAGAACTGAAGAGGGTGAGCGCAAGCAGACTAGCCAGTGCAAATGGCAGGCAGCACAAAAGCTTGGCATCTGGGAGAACCCAGACCGAGATGCACACATTGAATTGATTGCCAGACAAAGCATGGATGCCGGCGATCATACCATTGTGCTGATTGGCTCAATTGAACATGGCAAACGCTTAGTTGATTCAATTGATGGCGCTGAGTTGATATACTCAAAGATGGGTGCAAAGAAACGAGCTGATGTAATTGCTAGGTTTCGCAATGGCAGCTTAAAGTGCATGATTGGCACATCAGCAATTGAGGAAGGCTTTGATGCGCCTATTGCCAATGTGATCATCATGGCTGGCTGTGGGCGCTCAGAACGCAAGGCAATCCAGTCAACAGGCAGAGTGCTGCGGCCGCATGACGGCAAAGCTTGTGGCATCATTCATGACTTCCGGGATGGATTCCATCCAATGTTGCAGAGGCAAAGCCAAGCAAGGGCGCGAATTTACAGGCAATTGAATTATTATTGAAGAATGTATTGACATGGGTGTTTGGGTTGCCAAAGTCATGGGCATTGGCATAAGCCATACAAAACCAATAATCATAATATGAAAACAATATTAATCACACTACTCGCGCTTCTTAGCGCACTGCCTCTGGTCGCTTACACGGCCGAAGATATCATTGCATCTACACTCATACTTGAAGCGGGCGGCGAATACGCTGAAGGCTCAATGGAAGCAGTTTATGAGGTCATATGCAATCGAGCATGGAAGCGCGATATGACACGGCGCGAAGTCTGCTTGCAACGCATGCAGTTTAGCTGCTGGAACTCTGGCAAGATCGACGCATTAGTTGCTAAGGCCAAGGCTCACAAGCGCTACTCAAAGGCACTCAGCATCGTATATAGCGCAAAGATTACCAACTACACTTTAGGCGCTGATCATTATCATGCAGACTACTGCTCGCCTTACTGGGCGTCATCGATGACAGTAACTGTCAAGATCGGCCGCCACATCTTTTACAGGTAAACTCTTACTTTAATTAATAGAATATATAAACATGATTGAAACAAACAGTTTCCAAAATGGAAACACCTCAATAACAACACATACAAAATGAATACTAAAGAATATAACAAATTTATCGAAACAAAGCGCAAACACTCTGCCAGTTACGGATTTGATCCGCTTCCATTAATTGCGCCGCTATTTGAATGGCAAGCCCATGTATTAAAATGGGCAGTAATGAAAGGGCGTGCATCATTGTTTGAGGATTGCGGACTTGGCAAAACTGCTCAGCAATTAGAATGGGCATCGCAAATTTTACGCAAGACGGGCGGCAGCGTGTTGATTCTCGCACCGTTGGCAGTTGGCGAGCAAACACGATTAGAAGGAGTCAAGTTTGGCATCCAAGCGAGCGTAGTTTCTGATCACTCGGAGATTGGCGGTCCTGGCATCTATATTACCAACTATGAAAAGCTAGAACACTTTGAATGTGGAGACTTTGCTGGAGTAGTTCTTGATGAAAGCTCCATATTAAAAAGCTTTACTGGCAAGACTCGTAAGCGATTAACAGAAGCATTTAAAGATACGCCTTATCGATTATGCTGCACTGCTACGCCATCGCCCAATGATTACACAGAGCTAGGACAGCACGCAGACTTTCTAGGAATTTGCACGCCAGCTCAGATGCTTTGCACGTATTTCATCAATGATACATTTAATACTGGCGACTGGAGGTTAAAGAAGCATGCCGAGAATGAGTTCTGGAAGTGGCTGGCATCTTGGGCCGCATGTATTTCAAAGCCTTCTGATTTAGGATTTGATGATACCGGATATGATTTGCCAAAATTGCACATGAAAGATATCACAGTTGCAGTTGATCAGAGCGAGGAAACAGGCGATGACTTGTTTAGAATTGCGACACTAAGCGCGACGACTATGCATAAAGAAATGCGTTTGACGTGTCCGGCGCGATGCGATGCCGTCGCGGAAATGGTAAACAACTCAAGCGAAACTTGGATTGTATGGTGCAATACCAATCTCGAAGCGGACGAGCTAAAAAAGCGCATTCCTGATGCCATTGAGGTTCGCGGCAGCGATAAGCCAGAAGTGAAACGAAAACGACTTGCTGATTTCTCACATGGTGATGTGCGCGTGATTATAACTAAACCAAGCATCGCCGGGTTTGGACTCAACTGGCAACACTGCTGGAATGTCGCATTTGTGGGCCTTAGCTATTCGTTTGAAGACTTCTATCAAGCGTTGCGCCGATCATATCGATTTGGCCAAACGCGAGAAGTCAATGCATTCGTGGTCCAAGCAGAAACAGAAGGAGCAATCATCAAATCAATCCAACGTAAAATTAAACAACATCAAACAATGCAAGAATCTATGAAAAAAGCAGCCGCAGAACTAAAGACAAGCGAAACAGAAACAATCGATGCCAAGATGGACATAACTACCACAGAGGGCGACGGATGGACTATTCATCACGGAGACTGTGTGCGAGTTGCTCGTGATAAAATTGCAGATCATTCAGTTGGCTTTTCTATATTCTCTCCACCATTTGCAGACTTGTTTACATACTCAGCAGATCCGCAAGATATGGGAAACTGTGAAGATATGGATGAGTTTATGAAGCACTTTGATTACTTGATTGAAGAAATGAAACGAATCATGATTCCTGGTCGAGAAGTTGCGGTCCACTGTGTTGATCTGCTTTCTACTAAGTGGAAGCACGGCAGCATTCAATTGCAGGACTTTAGCGGGGAGATCATTCGCGCATTCTGGAATCATGGCTTTCTATTTCATTCGCGCATTACAGTATGGAAGAATCCAGTCACTGAAATGCAGCGCACTAAAGCGCGCGGACTGCTTTACAAAACCCTCAAAAAAGACAGCTCATCAAGCCGCGTAGGAGTGCCGGACTACTTGCTTGTATTTCGCGCGCCGGGCGAGTCTGCTATACCAGTAACGAAGTCGCCAGAAGACTACAGTGTTGATTGGTGGCAGGAAGTTGCGTCGCCAGTATGGATGACAGTCGATCAAGGGCGTGTTCTCAATCGGACTGGCGCAAGAGACAACGCAGACGAGAAACATATATGCCCACTCCAACTCGATATTATTGAGCGTGGCATTGAACTTTGGAGTAATCCTGGTGATCTTATTTACTCGCCATTCACTGGCATTGGTTCCGAAGGATGGGGCGCATTAACATTAGGACGCACGTTTGTCGGCAGTGAGCTAAAACAAAGCTATGCAGAGCAAGCTTGCGGCAATTTATCAAATGCAACAGCTCAAGGCAGTTTGGCACTTGTTTGATTAAAATATAAAAATCTATATAAACATGATTGAAACACATACACATGGCATATCCAGCTTTATGAGGTGGGCCGAAAGGCGCATTGCTGAAGAGGTCGAAGCTAATGAAGAATTTGAGCAACGCACAGGCTCGACTGCTCCTTTAAAAGAATCAACGCATTTGCCGCATAGTCTTACAGACGAACAGAAGCGCAGCATGATTGATGCGGTTGATGATTTGCGTAGATTAGGTGTTGCGGCCAAAAAGGCATGCAACGAAGTTGGTCTGCATTTTTCAACTTACTTTCAATGGCGCAAAAAGTTTGGCATGGGAAGGTTTGAGGAATGAGTGAAGAAGAACTAGAAGAATGCCCGGCCTGCGATGGCTATGGCGAATTACCCGGCAACCCTAACACCAATGACTTTCCAACCTGCTCAGCCTGCAATGGCACTGGAATAAATTATGACGGATAAAGATTGTTTTATCCGACAACTCTACTAATCAATAACTCACCTATGAAGCTACTAGGACAAACACCCAGAACAGATCAAGCGCACTCCAAGATATTTAAGGAACTAGTATTAACCGACGACTGGAATCATGCATTGAATTGTATGCAGGACCACGCCGAGCGACTAGAAACAGAAGTTAATCAAGCCATTCTTCAAATTGAACAGTTGAGAGCGCAAATGGCACTTGCTAACTCTGGCATGCTTCAATTGGCTGCCAAAATGAAAGGCATGCATTGAGATACTACATTGGAATTGATTGCGGTCTGGATGGCGGCATCACAATGATCAATTGGAAAGGCAAGCTAATGCAGTCATCAATCATGCCAACAGTGCCAAACGGCAAAGGTCGCAAGATTGATTTGCATACATTGGCTGCCACAATCAAAGAGATTAGCAGGCATCCAGATCAATACACATTCATTGTTGAGAATCCGGGCGCACATGCACCAAGCGCAGCAGGACTTAGATCAATGACCTATTCGTTTGCGGCCGTGGAAACATTGCTGGCAGCTCATCAACTCAAGTATCATGTGGTGCTGAGCCAAAAATGGCAGAAGGTATTCTGGAGCAAACCAAAGATGCCAAAGGGCCAGAAGTTTAATACAAAGGCTGCTGCACTCAATATCGTCAATCAGATATTCCCAGGCGAAAAGTGGCTGAAGTCAGATCGTTGCACCAAGCCGCATGACGGCATGATTGATGCAGCATTGCTCGCAGAGTATGGCAGAAGGCAAAACATTTAGATAAAACAATTATAAGAATAAAAATATGACCAAATACCTAGCAACCGATGAAGATGAAATACTGACAAAAGATAGTAGCAAGCTGATACAATTTGACGAAATCAATGCAAAGCTGATGGGCAATGCAGAGAGCTATTGCCACTCATGGCTGCCCGGCGGCAAGGTCAAAGGCGGCTCATACAGGATTGGCGGCATTGATGGATCAATCGGATCTTCTATGTCAATTAACCTTAGCACAGGCCAATGGTATGACCATGCGACCGAAGACAAGGGCGGGGACCTTATAGCTTTATATGCAGCAATAAACAATCTCAGCCAAGGCGATGCAGCCAGCGAGTTGCAAGGCGCCGTCAATATTGTGCGCATGACAAGGCCGGCAAAGCGTAAGCCATTAGCATCTGAGTCAGACTGGGAACACGCATTGACCAAGCCAGAAACACCAGCTCCAGAACACTGGGAGCATGGCAAGGCACACATTACTTACAAATACGCAGACGCATTAGGGCGGCCAGTTGGCGTGATCATGCGATGGAATTTGCCAGATGGCAGCAAGACAATCAGCCAGTGCAGTTGGATGCGCCATAAGAAGACTGACAGATGCACATGGAAGTGGCAGGCATTCAATGCGCCAAGACCGCTTTACAAAGGCGAACTGCTCAACAAGATGCCCGGCGCGGATGTTGTCATTGTTGAAGGTGAGAAGGCGGCAGATGCATTGGCATCCAAATTGCCAGATCATGTAGTGCTTTCATGGGCTGGTGGCAGCAAGGCAATCAATCAGAGCGATTGGACCGTGCTAGAAGGCAGGAATGTATCAATATGGTCAGATAACGATGCACCAGGGCGAACAGCCGCAAAGCAACTGCAAGACATCACGAAGGGCAATCTGATCGATGCACCAAGCGACAAGGCAGAAGGATGGGATGCAGCCGATGCAATCGCAGAAGGTTGGACCACCGAAGGCTTGCAGGAATTGATTGCAACAAGCGCCCAAAGACAGACATTCAATGTAAGGTTTGGCAATGAAGGCGCACCAAGATCATTAGACGAAGCCAAGGCAAGGCGGCCAGATGTAATCATTGACGGGCTGCTGTATGCCAAATCAAAGCTGCTGATTGGCGGCGTTGCCAAGGCTGGCAAGTCTCACTTTGCAATGTCATTGGCATCCTGCATGGCTTCTGGGCAACCATTCTTGCAGTGGGCGGCCCCAGAACCTCAGCGCGTGCTGTATGTTGACTTTGAATTGCATGAGTGGGAGTTGAACGAGCGATGCGCATCTGCTTGCAATTGGGACATTCCTCAGAATCTAGCAACCCTGAGTCTCCGGCAACACTACGATGTCAGAAGCACCAGAGAGCTGAGCAGGGTGCTGAAGACGATACAAGCGAGCCAGTTCGATGTGATCATCTTGGACTGCCTTTACAAATTTAACAGCGCAGAGGATGAGAATGACAACGCGGCCATGAAAGCCATTGGCTCTTGGATGGATGAGATCATTGCCAAATACGGCATCACACCAATCTTGATTCACCACTTTGGCAAGGGTTCGCAATCTGGCAAAGAAGTCATTGACCGCTTCCGTGGCGCGTCATCTGTTGTTGGCGAAATGGATGGACTGATCTCAATCATCAGCCATGAGAACGAAGGCTGTTACATTGTTGATAGTGTGGTCCGATCATTCAAATCAACGCCATCATTTGTTGCGCGCTGGGATTATCCGCACTGGGTGCTGTCTGAAGATTTGGACGCATCGAGGGCTGCCAAGCCGGGCGCAAAGAAGAAGCATGGAGATGACAAATTGCTGGCACAGATTCCATCTGGTGAAGAGCAGGCAGCATTCTTTGGCGACCTAAATTTGGACATGTGTAAGCACCAATTTGCCAGAAGAAGGGCAAAAATTGATGCCATCCAAGTGGTCAAAATGGTCAATTCAGCAGGAAAACTTGAAAATGCCTTTTATGTATAAATCGGTCATTGAACATATTACAATATGTAACAGCAGGTGTAATATGATACAGCAGGCTTTAAGCCCAGTAAACAAGCGGTGTTTGCTGTTACACATTAACATCATACAACACAACAAAACGGCACTTAAAAGGCGTGTGGGGGGCATTTATGACCCACACTAAGCCTGCTTGAACATATTAATCAATTCCCTATAGGGTGATGTACCAGCAGGTCAATACATCTAACAACAGCTAAAAATATGTATTACACAAGTATTGACGAATAAAAAAAACTGACTAATCAATTGAAGCATGGAACAGAAAAGAAAAAAGAATAGCAGAATGATTTCATTCAGGATGCCAGAACCTCAAATTGAATTGCTGACACATTTAGCAATTCAAACAGGCCAAAGCAAATCAGAGATCCTAAGAGCCGGACTACAACTTTTAAAGCAGCAAAATATAAAAGAGGGGGGGGGGGAGTAATGACCCCCCCAGTCTATGAATAACACAAATTATCAACAATCAACCGGGCATATTGGCTTTGCATTTGAAGGCCGAATGCCTGTGCCAATACAAGATGCTGATCGTGGTGAGAGAAGCGAGGTTGATGCAATACTTGCAGAGGCTGGATTTGCTGACTATATCGACGATGAAATTGAAAAGGGTAAAAGGGACGCGGCTATCCATATGATACGAGCCGCACTGCTTGATGTTATACATCCACCCAAAGGCACTTCAAGTGGATTGGCAGCTGTCATTGTTGGATATGCTATTGGATTACCAGGCATGGTCAGCATGAAGGATGCCGCTAGGGTGTATGGACTTGGGACCAGAGGAAAAGCTGCAATCTCTAAACGCGTGAAGGCTTATACTCAAAAGTATGGGCTACCGCCTTCTAATTATATGAAGTCACACGATGCGTGTGCGACTTACAGAACAACCAATCAAACAAAGCGAAAACAATGACAACAACCCTTGCCCATAAAAACATATTTGATATCAAAGCGCAGGTGCTAACACTGCCGGATGATGTAACTGATGCACAACTTGCAGAAGCTTATAACACTATTGAATCGATTAACTGCAACCTAAACTGGTGGCGTGGCGATCTGTATGCACATGTGGCCAAGGTCCGACCAACTAAGAAAGTCAGTGACTCATCGCAATTATCTTTAGATCTACCCATTGAACAGAACGAAAGGGTGAAACTAATGATGGAGCAAAGCGCACACCCGCGAGCTGTGCATCGTATGGCCTGCCGTGTCTCAGCTGTACTAGCCCCAAATCAAAGAAAGCCCAACCTGTCTTGGGATTACCACGCGGTGGCGCTTGAAGAGTGCGGGGCGTTCAATAGCGATGGGGGGGATAACCTAAATGATCGGGGGGATAACCTAAATGATGGGGGGGGTAACTTAAATGATCGGGGGACTATGGGGACTAAAGGGACTAGGGTAGCTAATGCATTGAGGTGGCTGGACTGGGTAGCAAGCGAACGGGCCAAAGGTCATTCAGTATCAATCTCAGACCTGCGCCAGATGATACGCGACACTAGAGCAGATGAGGAAAGTGAACAAACAATTTCAAACGAGATTGATACTACTGCATTGAGCCATGTGTTAAGGGAAGCCCAAACATTGAACATGCAGGTTCGCAAGCTTAAGGTGGAGGATATTACCTTAGCAGATCGCCATCATCTGGTAGAGTCAATGAAGCCTCTTGTTATTTTCTTTGATCAGCTTACAAAAAAAAATAAGGAATCTTTTTTGGTTTAGTAAATCTACAGCAGGATAGGCGAACCGCGTTGTTTTTCGCGTAAAACATTTTAAAAATAAAAAAACACACATGCCTGAAACTAAAGCATCAAATACAAATCGAGTTGCCCAAACAATGAAGGCAGCAGCATCGATGTCTGGCTTTACTTTGGATGTAATAAGCGCAGCAAAGAAAGCTGGCTGCCCAGCATTCAGGGGCGCTCGCGTATATTTGGATGATCTTGATGAGTTCCTTGCGGCCAATCCTGCTTTACTAAACCTAAGCCCAGCGGACCGGCTAGACTTTGAAACCAAAGCCGTCAAAAAACAAAAGGCGCAATTTGACCTGAACCTAGTCAAAGGCGACTATATCCACCGTGGAGAGGTGGCAGACCATGTGCGCAAAACAGAGACAATATCTAAAAAGGTATTGCGCAAGTTCCTCTTGAATGAGTTGCCAGCAAAGGGTGAGATGCTCAGCCGTGCAGCACTCATTGAACTGACCGAGGATATCTTTGACCGGATATGCTCTGAAAAGCAAAAGGCATTCTCTAAATGGATGTAATACTTGCCAGAATCCAGCACGACTCATGGGAGCGGCCGAACCGATTGCCAATTACCGAATGGGCAAGGCAGCAGATCATACTGCCAGATGCGTATGCGAAAAGCGGTCCGCTTGATCTTAGGCCATCACCTTGGCTGATTCCACCATTGGAATCTTTAATGGATCATCACGTGCAAAAAGTAAATGCATTGAAAGGATTGCAAACTGGCGGCTCACTAGTTGGCGAGGTGTATGCCTTATATCGGATCGTGGAATACCCGGCGCCAATCATGTGGAACTTCCAAACCGAAGCAATCCGCGATAAAGCTTGGCGCACAAGGCTTGGGCCTTTGTTCCGTACTGCGCCATGCATGAAGGACATCATGCCAACTGATCGCCAAGCATTGTCGCATGATATTATCTCTCTGCCTGGCTGCGATGTATTGATACAAGGTGGCGGTCACAATGAGTCAAACTTGCAGACCCTATCAATCCAAGTTCAGATCAATGACGAGGTTTGGCAATGGGACCCGGGATTGCTATATCAAGCTGAAGGCCGAACCGATGCATTTGGATCAGCAAAAAAGATTTACAATATATCACAAGGCAATGACAGAGACTCCGACTGGGATGTTGTTTTCAATGAAGGCGTGGTGCATGAGTTAGTTGTTAAATGCCCAGATTGCAAGAAGACGCACCCTTTGATCTGGTCGCAACGTCTCGCAGATGGGAGCTGGGCTGGCGTTGTTTGGGACAATAAGAAGTACTCAGACGGACGGCCCAACATCGCTACTGCGCAAGCTACGGTCCACTACCGATGCCCACTTTGCGGCTATCATCACCCAGCCAACGATGCTGCGATGAAAAAGCTTGTCAGTACTTGCACCTATTCTACCGAATACCCCCAAGCAGCTTATCACGCAATGGAGTTACCGGAAAAGGTAGTCGGCACACCACCAGGCGTGCCTTATATTAAAAGCTACCACTGGAACTCGCTTGTATCTGTCACGCTGCCAGAACTAGTCAAGGAATGGCTGACAGCAGACGCAATGCACAAGCTTGGAGATATCACTTTGAAGAAGCAATTCTTACAAAAGAAACTAGCAGTGTACTATACTGATACCATGACTGAGCAAGTCACGGAGTTGCAACTGAGCGGGTATCAGATGAATGAAGGATATGCGGGCGAAACCGATAGGCTAATGTCGATTGATTGCCAAGAAGGCATTGGAGACGACACGCCGCACTTCTGGGTTAGTATTCGCGGATGGGTTGCTGGCTCTGGATCAAGCGGCCTTATCTGGGCTGGAAGGGTTGAGCTTGAAGATGACCTAGTTCAGATGCAGCGCAAACATGGCGTTTCTGCTAAATACGTGGTTGCTGACGGACGTAACAAGACAGCACAAGTCGCGGCGATGTGTGGCCGGCATGGCTGGGTGATGCTTATGGGCGACGACCGTGAAAGCTTCCCACATCAGATCCGTAAGGGCCGCCGTAAAGAAACTGTGCAAAAGCCATTCTCAAAGGTGCAGAAGTATGACGTGATGAAAGGCAAAGGCCCTGCAAGATATGTAAACTACTTGATGTGGTCTAATCCAACAATCAAAGACATGTTGCACCGTGTCCGGCATGGTCACGGCGTATTGTGGGAATTGCCAATGGATGTGCCTAATTGGTATCGTGATCAGCTCGACAGCGAGCAGCGCAAAAAGATTCGCAAAGGCAGCCGATGGGGCCATCGATGGGAGCCAAAGGTGAGAAGCAACCCAAACAATCACATATGGGATTGCGAGTGCATGCAATTTGCGCGCGCTCTAATGGCTGGTCTTTTACCATTTGACGTGTCTGCCTATGATGAACCAGCGGCCGAAACTAATGTTGCGGAAGACAAGTAGATCAAAGCAATCTGGCTAGATATTTGACACGCTTGTAAAGTCGTATGCGTGTAAATTATCTGATCACAAAAGTCTTTATTAGGCAGTCGCTGCTCGACAGCGAAGGCGAATTGGTCGCGGATGCCCAGCTTGCGTTGGATGCCTTGCAAGCTTTGCAGCTGGGCAATTACACCACCAGCACCGATTCCGATACTACGCTAATCGCGACCTCTGAAGCTGGCAAAACATTTCAGTTCCAAGTAACACCAGGCTTATCGCGGCTCCAGATCATGGGCTATTGCGAAGAGGCAATGGCACGCATTCAACTATGGATTGATAAAAATGCGATCAGAACAGTACCACTCTCAGCTGCCGCACTAGTGCCAGCAATTTACGCTGGCTTATTAACTAAGCGAACTCGCACACGTCCGTCTTTCTGCTAATCCCATGACTACAATACTTGATTCCTTCGGCAATCCCGCAGCACTTCCACCGCGCGCATCAGCTTCGATTCGTGGATGGTCACCCGGTGGCTATAATGCCGCAGCATGGTCGCCTGATCGTGCTAGAATTACCAACGCCGCAACTGATTCGTCACGCGACATCACACCCTTTACGCGTGGCCAGATTGATCGTATTGCTCGATACTTGTGCAAGAACAATGGCATGATCAAGGGTTTGAAACTGGACTTTGTAAAGTACGTGATTGGTCCAGGTATCTTTCCTTATGCAGACTCAGGCGATGAAGGCTGGGATGAAGCAGCAGATGAGTGGTTTATGGATTGGGCCGAGATTTGTGACATTAGCGGCCGCATGTCTTTCTGGGGTATGCAGCGCGCACGTGAATCGAACCGTTTTGAGTCTGGCGATGTATTTACCATATTGACGCAAAAGCCTTCAGGCTATCCACAGCTTAAACTGGTGCGGCCTCATAACGTCCGAAGTGATGGCGAAGATGGATACAATGATGGCATCAAGGTTGACCGACACGGAGCCAGTCAGCGTTTTAAGTTTCTCCAGCCTGATGGCACATATCGCACATTACCGGCAAGATCAGTCGATCACTCGATGATGATGGAAGCCGGCGACGAAGTGCGTCAAGTGTCAGCCCTGCATGCAGCAATTGAACACTGCCAAGACAGCGCTGAGATACTTGGATTTGAGAAGCTGGCAATCAAAGATCACAGCCGAGTGTCGCGCGTTATCAAAAAGGATTACAACGGCTACGAAGACGAAGACGATGGCAGCGATGTTGAAGCACAATTGGAAGCCCTTGCAGGAGGATCGCCGCGTGATATGTCATCGGTTCCTTATGAGAAGGTTGTTGGCGGCGAAATTATTAGATTAAACACAGGCGAAGATATGAGCAGCTTTGCAAGTGATCGACCTGGCACTGCCTTTTCTGGCTTCCTAGAGCTGCTCGGCCGCGAAGTCACTGCTTCAACTGGCTGGCGTTACGAGTTTAGCTGGAATCCAACTGGCATACCCGGAACTGCAATACGTCAAATCTTAGACTCAATCTCTCGGACCGCACTACTTCGCCAGACATGCGAAATTCGCAGCACGCACCGCTTGCGTAACTACGCGATTGCCAACGCTATCGAGCGCGGAGAACTTGACCCACATCCAAACTGGTATCGAGCAGACTACATCCCCGGCGCTCCAGATCCTTCAATCGACAAAGGCCGAGATGGCAAGCTTGAGATGGCGCAAGTCGAAGCTGGCTTACTTAGCAGAAAAGAGTTTCACGGACGCCGTGGTAAGAGCTGGCGCCGAGTTGAGGCGCAAATACTTAAAGAAACTGAACGCACCAATTCTAATGGACTTGATCCAGAAAGCCCGAATGTTGCTGTTGATAACACTGAAGCCAAGACAAAGGTTGATGCGTATGGTATTGGCGTACGTGCTGGCGTAATCACTCCACAGGAAGATGACGAAAACTACCACAGAGACTTGCTTGGGTTACCATCTGCTAGCAATGCAGTCAAAAACTCATGGGAAGAAGACGGCGGTGCGCGTAGGCCAACTACTATTACAGCGCAAGATGAGCCAAACACTGAAAGCGAACCAACTGAATAAATCTTTATGCCAAACTATCCTCACATATTAGCACGCCTGCGCCGAACAGTCTGGGCGTCCACTCCAGAAACAGTTGACGCGGTCAGCGCTTTACTTGATGCAGCGATGTCTGGTGGGCTTAATTCTGATCTAACTGAGCAAACTAATGATCGCAGGATGCCAGCTATGAGCGCTCAAGCAAATAGCATGTTTGGCGAGAACACCGCTGAGTCGGCCCCATACCACATGCATGGCAGCACTGCGGTGATCCCTGTATTTGGCGTGGTCGGTAAGCACCTTTCATCAATGGAGATATTGTGCGGCGGGCTTGATGTTGATGCGCTGTGCAGTGTAGTTGATGCCGCTGTTGCAGATGAATCAGTTGAGCAAGCAGTGCTTTGGTTTAATTCACCAGGTGGAGTTGTTACTGGCGTCCCTGAAGCAGCGCGCCGGATTGCGGCGGCTAACAAGCACAAGAAATTTTATGCCTACACAGATGGCATGTGCTGCTCGGCCGCTTATTGGCTGGCCGCACAATGCGAGCATATCTTTGCTGCGCCTTCTAGCGATGTTGGCAGCATTGGAGTATATCTCAGCTGGATTGATCAAACTGATGCCGCTCTTGAGCAGGGGTTGAAACTTGAACTAATTAAAGCTGGCGACTTCAAAGCAATGGGACACCCGCTTCAGCACCTAAGTGATGAAGAGCGCAATATGCTCCAAGCTGAGGTTGATGAAATCTGGGATATGTTTAAAGCCGCATGCACAGCTACTCGGTCCCTTGATGATAGCACAATGCAGGGCCAGACCTTCAGCTATGACTCACAACTTAGCTCTGGACTAGTTGATGCCCACATTGATAGCATTGGCGAATTACTCGCCGATCTGGCCGCTGCTAGTTGACACCCTCCCGAACCTAGAAACTAAACCCACACTCAAAATGCCTAAATTCATATCCAACGAACGTCTCGCTTATTTTACGAGCCTCGAAACCGCCGCACAAAACATTGTCGGTGCTGATTCCAATCTTGAAGATTGCGCAGACGCATCTGAGCTTGAAGCGTTACTTACTACTGAACAGCCTGACCTGCAAGCAATCGGCGATGCCGCTTGTGATACTTTGTTTGCCGATGCTGGCATCGAACGCGGCGAAGACGAAAGCCACGAATCTGCGCTGGCTCATCACCTAGCAGAGTTTGCGTTGGCAAAATCTTCACTTGAAGAGCTTACAGCAAGCATCAATGCAGCAGGATTAACACTGCCAGTTGCTTCTGCTGATAACGATATCACTTCAGAATTTATTACAAGCTGCATATCTGAGCAACTCGAAACAATGATCAGCAATAAATCAATTGCAACAGTCGCCGCTGCGGGTGCAACTACTGACGAGACTCCGGAAACATCTGAGACTGACAACACACCTCAGACTTCCAGCGAGATTGTCGCGCACTACGGCACTCTGACTGGCAGCGCACGTACTTCATATTTTGCCGCTAATAAAGCCGCCATCATGGCCGAGCTTACAAGCTAACATTCTCCCGCCGCTCGCGGCATTTCACACTAAAACCACCTCACAAAAATGGCTAATACATATCCAGCAGCAACTCTCGCTGATATCATCATGTCGTCGGAAATGCTTGCGCTTCAAAACAAGCACCTTCCTTTCGATAAATTCTGCACCGATTTTTCCAACGAAGCTGTTGCAGTTTCTCCAAACGGAACCGGCGCACGCTCTACTATTCAAGTTGATCTTGTCGGCTCTGGCTCGACCGTTCAAACTAACCCAACCAACTATGAGTCTGGCGATGCCAGCGTCACAGCTGTTTCGGTTGCAATGAACGAATACAGCTCAGCTTTTCACATCACTGCTGCCGAGCGCAACAGTGGCCGCAAGCTTGAAAAACTGCTTGGCGTTAATATGCACGGAGTTCTCGACAAGCTTGATTCTGTTGCATCTGCATTGTTTACTACTGCCAACTTTGGTGCTGCTGTTCTTGATAAAGATCCAACAACAGTAACAGCTGCTGATATCAAAACTCTGATCGCAGCCTCTGGCAAATACAACCAGCGCAACCTTATCACTGATGCAGTTTTCTGGGCGCAGTTTGCCGCTACTAGCGACAAGAACAGCCTCGGCGTAATGGACGGAGCATACGGCCTCGATTCCATGAACTACGCAACAGACTGGTCAAACGCTGGCACAAACGTTAATGGCATCATTGCTGATTCCACAGCTCTGGCTTGTGCTACTCGCTTGCCGCTCAACGATGACGCAGTGCGCGAAGTGATCGACATCGCGTTGATCGAACTGCCAAACGGCATGACAGCACAGATTGCTCAGTGGGTATCTACTGCAAGCCGTGCAACTTGGAACTCCATCGACATCGTCGCAGGTTTCCAAGTAGGCGATGCAACCGCTGGTGGCATCATCGAAGACGGCACAGTTTAATCTGGCCACTAAGTTTCAGCATCGGCGGGACAATCCCGCCGGTGCTTTTCCTTAACCTTAAAATTTTTATATTATGGCAAATCCTTATCATCTAGTAGTTGCCCGTAAAGGCAGCAACGTGGCAGTCGTATATTGCGGCCCTTCTGAAGTTGAAGCAATGGCTTCTGCTGTAAAAGTGACCACAGACAAAGCAAGCGAAGTCGATGTTTTTCTGCATCCCGCTCCAAGCAAGATTGTGCAACCAAAGCCTGCGCCAATAGCCAAGCCTGCTGCGAAAAAAGCAAGCTCCAAAAAGGTTAGCAAAGCCGCCGCAGCTTCTGTGGATATTTTGGACGGTAAATAAGTTGACCATATAAACACCTCAAACGAACCCCGCAACGCACCTACCGCGTGCGGGGTTTACTTTTTTAAAGCATGACGATTAAAGCCACAATTTTAAATCAGATGATCGTCGCCGCCAAACAGCGAGAAGCGATGGACGGCGAAACGATCACTTTCCCAGGTGCAGTCGGCGACAAGGTTGGCATTTTCTCAGCGCTTGAGGAACCGTTTTACACAGAAGAGGCTGGCACTCGACCACGCGAGCAGTTGCAAGCGACACTTCGCATTGATCAATTCTTGGCTGACCCTTCTCAATTTGATCCGGCTGTTGATTACAAAAGCATCTTGCCATCGCGCACTGTTAAGGTGCAGCTACGTGGCCGCACATGGAGAATTGAAGGCACACCCACTACCAGCCACATCAGCTGGCAATTTACCCTAACAGAAGCGCACCCACGACCTTAGCACATGTCTGCCACCAGCACGCTCGATGACCGCCAGTTTCGCGCCAGCATCGCTGAACTTTCCAAGATCAGCGGCAAGACTTATGTTGAGACGTTTAAACTAGCCGGCGCTGGCCCGATCATCAAGATACTTGCCAAAGATAAAGCAGCGAAACCGGCCGCTGTTGCAGCCATTAAATGGTCAGTAACTCGAAAAGCCATGAACTCTTTCACTGGTTCAGTTGGTCAGATAATGAGCAGTAAGGATGGCAAGATGTGGTTCAGATCTGCTTATAGCGTAAAGAAGCGCCTGGTGTTTGATAGTGGTCCATCACGCGGCTGGCACTTAGGAGATCGCGAATGGTCCGACTTTCAAACAACTAAAAAAGAGCGCACCAAATATATAAGAGATGAAATAGCGCGCCGCAAATTAAGGTCTGGAATGCTACGCATGAGCTTTATCCAGATTGCCGATTCAATGAGAATTAACTTATCAAAAGTAAGCGGCGGCGCAATTGGTGGATCTGATAAAGCGCGAACGGTTCCAATGCCGGGGAAGCTAGGACAGGGTAGCACCACAGTAAGTGGCCCGCAGTTTAATATGTTGATGATGAATAACGCAAGAGGTGTACGCAAAGGACCACACATCGGCGCTGGCAAGTTTCGCGCTGGATACTGGCAAGGTAAATTGCAAATGGCTATCAATCGCCGCAGCACTGCAATACAAAACGACATGCGCCGTGGTGTCTTTAAAGATGTAAAGACTAGGTCGCAGCGCTATCCCGGTTTATTCGTTCAGCCGTAGCGCGCATCATTTTGACATCGCCAAGTGTACATGCCAGCGCCTGCCAATAAATACGAGCTATTCAACTTTGAAGATCCAATATGCGATGCGGTCCGCACCCTGATTGGTCTTGACGCAATCTTGCAACGTGAAAGCACGCAACTGCAAGATATCAGCATTGTGGTACGTTTTACAAGTGGCAGCGCGAACGGCCACGTCACCACCGCGCATGATGGAGTCAAATTGTATGACGCCTTTGTTGGTGGCAATCTACAGATCGAAGTTTCACGCGAGCGTGAAGACTTAGAAACAGTCGCAGAATTAGAGCCGACTGACACCATATCGCAAGATCCTCTGACCTTAATAGTTGGCCAAATACGATACGCTTTAAGGCATGCCAAGACTGCGCCAAGCGATCATCTGCCACTAAATGACGAACTCATAAGCCCTAAGATAACATACATGCTTCCAGCTCCCACAATTGGCGCTCATGAAGCCGAGTATCATCGAGACTATATGGTGCTGAGTTGGTCAGTTGATTACCACATACCAGCTGATATCTGGCCCCGCGTTGTCACCAGTAATGGCACATATGTCATTTCCAACGGCAGCTGGGTGACTACTGAATAAAGCCGCGCACTTCAAATGAATAAAACATGCGACAAGATGCATCGCCGCAAGTTGACACCTCTCAAGATTCAAACCTTACACTGTAAATATATAATCCAATGACCACATTCAAATCTGACGGCACATTGCCTACCGGTAGCGTAGATATCACCATTCTTGAATCGAGTGAGATATACACTGCAAACAACTTCACATGGACGCAAGACACTACATCGGACGTCCAACGTAATCACGCTGACGGACTGCCAAAAGGATTTGAGGTCAAGCCTGGATTTACTAATGGCACACTTGATCTTCAATTGGCTGACTCCGAGCAACCGCTGCCAGAGATTAATAACACCTTTTCAATTGGAAGCCTTGGCTATGCGCTTACATCGCGCGGCTTAGCTAAAGAGCAAAACGGCGAATGGAAACTATCGGCCGGACTTCGCCTACTTTCAAACCCTTTGATTACTGAGCCTATTGCTGCTGTTGCCTTAACTCAAAACTCTGCAATGACATCAATCAATAGTGCCGCTGTTGGTCCTGAATCTGGTCTGACTTATACATGGTCAGCAAGCAGCCTGCCAAGTGGTACTTCAATTGACTCAAGCACTGGAGTAATCAGTGGCACACCAGACACGGTTGAAACAACTACTGCAAAGATATTTGCAAGTTCAACCAACTCAGATGGGAACACTATCAAAGGCGTTCGCTACATTCCTTTTACCGTCACAGTGTAATCGCTTAATCAATTACTCTTGCTCTTCTTTTATGACCTAAGAGGTCTATTCTAATACACAAGGGGAAGCCCGCTCGAAATGGGCGGGCTTCTTTTATATCCAACCTATCAGCATGACCGAAGCCGAGATCGCCAACATAGAGCGCCACCGTGACGAAGCTTTCATTGAGTGCGCACGGCCGCTATGGATTAAGCCAGGCTGGTTTGGTCCGTCAGTTGGGCCGCCTGTAATGCCGCTGACTTGGATTCGCTATCACCAGCTATGCGGCGAGCAGCACGCTGTTTTATTACCAGACCCCGGCGTAATTGATCGTGACGCCTTATTGCGTACACTGTGGGTGCTTAGCCCTAGCTTTAGCCATTCGCGGATAGCTTGGAGAATTTATAAACTGCGCAACTATTTGTGCGCATTGATTAACCGAAAACAATTACAGGCATCACTTCGGCTGTATATCATTGATGCCTTTCTTGAATCAGGAGCAAGCAGCAGCAACAACGCACCAGCTGATTCAAGCTTTCCAGCTTCACATCTACTGGGCGGCATCATTAGCTGCTTTGCCAAGCTTTACAGCTGGAGTCGTCGCGATATATTAGAGATGCCAATTGCTCAGAGTTATCAACTACTTAACACATTCAGCGGCCAAGGTAATGCCGCCGAGGGCCAGCCCGCTTTCAATGCCGTAGAAGATCGCAAGAATGGAGATCGTCTGCGAGCTAAACGTGCCGCCGCTAAACAATCAACTGAGGCAACCGCCACACCATGAGTCTTGGACCTGCACTAATCTGGAAGATGGGGGGCGACACCTCCAAATTCAACTCAGCTATTAAAGGCGCCAGCTCGCGCACGATGGAATTTAAGTCGTTGCTTAAAAGCATTGGGCCAGCTTTCTCTGTTGGCTTCTTAATTGCTGGTATCCAACGGCTCACTGCCGAAATCAGTAACACTGGCAAGACCGCGCGCAAGCTCGGGGTCGGCGTCGAACTATTGCAAGAGATGCGCTTTGCCGCCGAGCTTACCGGCGTTGCCCAGACAGCGCTTGACATGGGCCTGCAACGCTTCACTCGCCGCCTAGCTGAAGCAGCCCAGGGTGGCGGTGAGCTTAAAGGCGTGCTTGAACAATACAACATCCAGCTTAAAAATAATGACGGAACGACCCGATCTAATGTTCAAGTTTTGGGCGATCTGGCTGAAGTGATTAAGAATACTGAAAACCCCGCAGAGCAGCTACGCATTGCCTTTAAGGCATTTGACTCAGAAGGCGCTGCACTTGTTAATACTTTGCGAGATGGTAGAGCCGGGCTTGACGAGTTTCGCTTGGCTGCACGTAAGGCTGGCGCAGTAATATCTAAAGAAACTGTCAATCAATTTGAAATATTCGACGATCAAATTACTACTGTAAAGACTAGCTTGAAGGGTTTAGTGTCAGTGACTCTTGGAGCTTTTCTATCTTTAGGAACTTTTATTGGCGAGACTCTTGGCAATGCTACTAATTGGCTTGAGGAGAATACATCAGTGCTGAGTACACTTGAAAGAATATTTGACAAGTTGCTGTTCATTGAGGCTTATAAAAAAATCAACGATCAAGCTCAGCAGACTGTCACACTAACTCAATCAGTCGCAACTGAAACTGATAAGGTCGTAACAAAAATGGAAGACCTGGCAGATCAGGCAGAGCGACTTACTGGCATAACGGAAACATATGCCGCTATAACTGAGTCTCAGCGTAAAAGCGCACTAGCTTCAATGAGTACTCAAGAGCAGATCAACACTTTACTTGAGCGCGAAGTTGAAATTTACAATACGAAAGTTGCACCGGCTCAACAAGGATCAAAGGAATGGTCCGAAGGCATGCTTGAACTTGAAAAAAGCCGTGTGCAGGTTGATAACCTTTTAGTGCAATTGGCCAAAGAAGAGGCTGCTGAAGCAGAAGCCGCATACAAAGCCGCAGAAGATGCAGCAGCTGATGATCTAAAAGCGACTGAAGAATTAGCCAAAGCACGAGCCAAAGCTGCCGAAGAAGCGGCCGAAGCGGGATCGAGCGCCAACAGATTAAAAGCGTTAAACTTGGAATTGATCGAGGCACAGGTCAGAGAAGATGGCAAGCTAGTTGATAAGATAGAAGAGCAAATTAAACTTGAAAGCTTAATTGGTCGCATTATGAATGAAACCAACGTAAGCCGAGAAAGAGCTGTTGCACTAGCAAATGGATTATTGGCTGTGGCAAAAGAAACCGAGCAAGTATATCGAAGCACCGCAATGCTGCAAAGTGGCGCCGCAGACATTGACTATTCTGGAATGTCTAAGAAAGAATTGACCTATCTATTGCGTGATACAAACAAGCAAATGTTTGAAAACAGGCAAGAAAATCGTCTAGGCATCCGCGGCATAGCAACGAGCGGAATGATGCAGGCGATCGTCTATAATGTCGAGCAAGAGCTAGACCTGCGCCGCCAATACCAAAATGCCTCTGGTGCGGCTCGCGATCTACTCTTTAGCCCGGCGCAACAGCAGCAGCTCGACCGTGTTACCACGCAGCAGACCGATAGCCAGCGGCAGACGCGCCTGCTCGAATCGATCGACGACTCACTCTCAATCCAGACCGCCCGTTACCCTCTCTATTAAATCATGGCTACTCACCACTCAGACGGCGACTTTACCGCCGCCACACCCACCGGCGCCGATGTGCGACACATGCCTTTTTTAAACATTGGCAATCAATCCAACTACATGATTGAGCGCTTCATCACGCAAAACATCGCGTCCAAAGCGGTGATCCCGCTCGGCACAGCCGCGACTGCCGACGACGGTGGCAACTCCGACACGGGCGACAGCCTGTATCTGATGGACGAATCGCCACTCGACCAAGGACTCGCCGCGGTCGGTCAAGCCCGCTATTCGCGGCTATGGGCGCCACAGTGGGCCGACATTACCGTGTATGATGGGCTGAGCTTTCCGCTGCCTGACTTTCGCGGCCTAACCTATCCAGGTATCACGTTTAATTATGTTGAAAGCTATCGGCGCCTAAATATCATACAACAGTCGGCCGACGCCAACACGGTAGTGCAAGACCTATTAGACGGCACATTTACCTATACAGACCCAGATGGCGGCGGAACCACTGCGGCGCTTTCTACGACTGCGTCAGCTAGCACACTCCTCACCGCCCTACAAGCGGTCGATCCAAATGTAACCCAAGTAACTCAGCGCGAATACGGAATAGAGATTGAACGCACTTACGTGACCGCCACCGAAAACCCTGCCGTCGCCGGTGACATTGTGTTTACTGGTGTCAGCGGCGACCCGCAAGTACACATCGTTACAGTAACGGGCCAAGGTGCTGGTCAGGCATATTCTGACGAGACAATAGATTTATACCGCGGCACAATGAATGTAAATTTAGAAAATCACACCTTTAATAGTAACGACCTTACATGTGTTAATACATTAGGTTCTTATCAATCGATAGTCACTGTGGTGGATGCCAATAATTTTAACGTAGCAAGGACGACTGCATCTTTAGCCATATCCTATGACGTAGACAAATTTTATCGCCTGCTCTACTGGTACACCCGCGCCAAGCAAGTACGCTCGCGCTTCATTTTCAAGTTTTACATCCCTGGCGTCACGCCGGGCATCACCACCCCGGCCGATATACCCGAGCCTGCATTGGTCGATCACGACTTTGCGTTACTAGAAGCGGTCGCCGCTAACACTGCCGAGATCACCATCGGCGTTACTAAGCCCGACCTGATATATCCTGGAATTTATCAAGTGCGCCTGACTAATGTAAGCGTCGCCGATCTGTACGACAACAGCTAACTTTTATGAAAAACGAACGCAGCGGGGGCGATCCCTCCAGAGATTACAGTGCGCCCATTCCGGCGCCGCTCGATGCTTATAAGCAGACCAACCTGTTCGGCCGGGATTCAGATTATTACGGTGATCGCGGCCGCGGGCTGGATTCCTATAACTTTTTTAAGCGGCAGCATTTTCGCAAGGGCAAGAGCGTGCTACTCAATGGGGCAGGGGTTGCCACCACCGGCGCCGCACCCGATCAGCTCTTCTATAACATCGGGACCGAAGGGCTTAACAAATATCGCGGCGGTGCTGGTGAGCTGCTTTCGGCCGCCTATGGCACTCAAACAGTAGACCCCGCTAGAGGCGGGCTTGCAAAGGCTGCGCACTTCGCTTACAGCACCCCGGGCGTGATCTTTCGCTATAACGGCACTGACGGCATCCTCTACGACCTGCGCGAAAAGCATCGCGGCCACTACGAAGACGTTGAGGATGGCTTTACCCCCGAACGAACAAACTTTAATCAAGCCACTGTGACCCTAGCCGAGCTGGCCGCGCAGGTCAAAACCCTCAAGCGCGACCTTAAACGCGCAGGCATTATTTGACACCATCGCAAAAGTAAAGCGCTTACAACTTTTCCTGTTTATATATTTCAACCTTTTTAACTATGCCAAACACTACACCAATCGAGGACGTCTGGGCCGAAAAAGGCAACCTTGCGTACAATGCAATCGTTGCTACTGCTGATGGTAAATACCCGGCTCTTGATGGCAGCTTGATCACCAACATCGCCGGCAGCGGCGATATGAACGCCTCAACCTATGACCCTACCACCGTGGCCGCAGATGCCTTTGCGATGGATAACATGGTCGAAGGGACTGATACTAAGATTCTGACCGCAACTGAGCGCACAAGGTTAGCAGAGCAGGCTTTAACTGACGTGATTGACAAGCTTGCTTGGAACGCCAACGACTTAACTTTTGACATTGATACTGGCACAGATGTAGTCATTCAAGTTGGCCAGGAGCTATTGGTTAAGGTTCGCAATGTTACAGGATCAACCATTTTGAATGGATCTGTTTGCAGAATAACAGGAGCATCCGGGAGCAGACCAACAATAGAACTCGCACAGGCTAACACATATGCAAACATCAATGGAGTGGTGGGCATCGTAACAGCTGACATATTAAATAATGCAGTTGGCTTTGCTACTGTGCATGGGATAGTGCGCAATCTTAACACCAGCGCATTTACCGTGGGAGATGAATTGTTTTTAAGTGATACAGTTGCTGGCGGCATCACAAATGTAGAACCAACACTATCAATCCCAATTGGTACAGTTGTTTTTAGCAATCCATCAACTGGATCAATCTTTGCAAGCGTAGACAACCAGACGCATCTGCTCAAATTTGCAAACGATCCAAGCTTGATTGCCAATTTTAGCGCAGCCAACTGGAAGTCACAACTAGCGATTCTTTCTGCTGATATTTCTGATTTCGATACAGAGGTTAGTAACAATACAACCGTTGCAAGCAAAGCAGATCAGGCGACCACCTACACCGTGGATCAAGTAGATGATATGCTTACTTTCTATCCGCTCGCTGCGGACACCTATACTAAGAGCGAAGTTGATACCAATATAGCAGCAAACTTCACAACAGCAGATAGAACTAAGCTTGATGGCTACAACGCAATCGCCGTCATCACTGAGGCTACCACAGCACGTAGCTTGGCACTGACTGATATTGGTGGATACATCCGACTAACCAACGCAGCATCCTGCACCATTACGCTACCAACAAACGCCACCGTAGCGTGGGCAAGTGAAACGGAACCACCCACAATTTACTTCCGCGTTGCAGCGGCTGGTATCCCTACGCTATCGAATGCTGGGGTCACGGTCAACGACACACTGGGCGTGGTAGCTGCACTCGCAGAAGGCAGCACCTTTGCCTTGCAGTGGGTCGCCACCGACGTTTGGGATATTATTTAAATGAACCTTTCTGCAATTATCGCAGCACGGCATAGGGCCACTGCTGGCTTCTCGACAGAAGCTCAGGACTACTTCGACCGCTTGGACACTGCAGGTGATACAACCTATACAGCTTACAAGCAGCCACTAGCTAACTACATTGATAGTCTAGTTGCACTCGGCGGTGCTTACTGGGATGATCTGGAATCTGCTGCATCCTTTGTGGGTGTTGGCATCCAAGGTGTAACTGTTCCGTTGAAGTCCACAATGCCTGCACTGACCAACAATAACTTTGTTGCGGGTGATTTGAATACATTAACTGGTCTGCTTAGTGATGGCTCGACTAAATATCTAGCAACGGGACTGACTGGAACGGATTTATCGCAGAACGATCATTCATTCTCCGTTTACGCATCGTCAGGTGCAGCATCTGGATTCTTGGGCGGAACCTACAGCACTAACTTTGTTCGTCCAATTGCTGTTGCTATAGCACCTACTACGACCAACTTTTATTCGGTTGGTCCCCTGAATGCGTCGTCAAAAATAACATCTACTCCAAGCCTTGTTGGTCTTTCTCGCTCTGCTTCAACTGAATTTACCGCAAGAACCAATCAGGGCGATGAAACATTTACTAGAACATCAGGGACTCCAAACACTGGTGGGTTATCTTTATACGCAGTAGGAGCTGGAGTTGCTCCAACAACAGCACGCCTAGCAACCTACCACGCAGGCCCAGCACTTAACCTCGCTACACTGGAAGGTCTGCAAGACACCCTAATCTCTGAAATCGCAGCAGTTTAATTATGACTCCGTCAGAATACCTAGCTACTAATCCTACGCCTGAAGAACTCAGCTACAACTATCTTCTGATCCCAGCAGAACTGCGGGACTCAATGCTAGCAAAGCAGGACACCTTGACTACGCACAATCACATCAGCCCAGTGCTGTTGATTGACGGACGCTACGGTGCTTGCTGTGACCTTTACACAGAGGTCGGCGTAGGCGGTATCTACCACGAACTGTGGGAGATGCTTGACCAAGCTAAACTGGAAGAATGCG